CTTCGTGATGAAAGGGTCTATTGAGGAAAGACAATACGAGATGCTCCAGCAAAAACGGGGCATCAACGAGGCGTTCCTTGACAAGGGCTACGACAGCCACGGTAAGTTTGAGTTGAATCTGGGGACGTTGTCTGACTTCCTCAAAAACACAGGAGTATGAAATGAAAGTTGTGCGTGAAGAACCAAAACCGTTGGATGAGTCTTACCTTGAACGCCTTGCGGAAGAGTACAAGAAGTCCAAGGAGTTGCAAGAGCAAGTCGAGAAGCGCACCAATGCCATCAAGAAAGAATTGTCCGAAGCCGTAGAAACTCACGGCACTCCGGATGACAAAGGTCATTTGTGGCTGAAGGTCGGAGAGGCTTCACTGAAGCGTGAGCGCCGTGTGACCCGTTCGTTTGATACATCTGCCGCCGAACAATGGGCACGAGAAAACAACATGTGGGATGACATCAAACAAGTCATCGAGGTTGTTGATGAAGACAAGGTCCTAGGTCTTGCGTGGAAAGATGAATCGCTGGCCGAAAAGGTTCGTGAGTTCTACACCGAAAAAGAAACGTGGGCATTCAAGGCATGAGGGATATCCTCGATGTGTTTGGGGAACTACCGGATTACCCCGGTAAGAAAGCGCCGAAGAACAGACCGACTAAAGAAAAAGTCAGCGTTTCGGAGGACCCTTTTGTTGGGGTGCCCTTCAAAGAAATCATTGTCAAAGGCGAGAAGCGCACCTTCTACACAGTTGGAAGTGTCGCACGCATCATTGGTCGTAAGGCCGTTACTGTCCGCAAGTGGGAACGCAAGGGGTGGATTCCACCGGCGTCATACCGCACTTCAAAGTCCTCCGGTTCGGGGTTGCACAACCCCTCCGGGAAGGGCTATCGTCTCTATTCCCGAGAGCAAGTAGAACTACTCCTTCACGGATTGGCACTCTTCAACCTCGACGGAGAGAGAACCAAGGACTGGCAAAACGCCAGTAATTGGATTTCATTCATTGACTACATCAAGGCCAGTTGGCCAAAGTAACGAAAGAGAGCAAACATGGGCAAATGGGATGACTACGAGGAAGACGAGCAAGAATTCGTCGAACCGGCGAAAGCAACAGCAACGCCATCATTGGCACGCAAGGAACGTGCCGTGACAGACGACGACGACGACACGTTCCCGACGAAGCCAACTGCTCGTGTTGTGAAGTCTGGATGGGGAAGCCCTGACCGTTCTAGTGGCGGCGGCGATGAGTTTGCCAAGCGGCTCAAGGTGACCGAGGATGTCCAAATCATCAAGTTCCTCGACGACGCCCCCTACGCTCGCTACCGCCAGCATTGGGTGGAGCGCAAGGGACAGATGTCATTCACCTGCATCGCAGACATCGAGACCGGTACACGTTGTCCGCTGTGCGAGGCTGGTAACCGTGCATCATGGCGCTTCAACTTCAACGTCGTGCTGATGACTCCGGGCGAAGAGCCGGTGCTCCGTTCCTACGAGGTCGGTGCTCGTGTCATCGACCAGTTGAAGAACTTCAACGACCACCCGGCAATGGGTCCACTTCCGAAGCACTACTGGACGGTCTCACGTTCCGGTAAGGGTGCAACGACGGCCACCAATCACCAGTTGGTGAAGGCCGCCGACCCTGTCCAAGGATGCTCTTGAGCACTTCTCCAGCGTGGCCTACACCGACGAAATCATCCGGACCCCTTCCCGGCAAACCTTGGCCGAAGTCGCTCTGGAAATCCAGACTGACTGATGGCTTACCACACCGTCACCTCCATCGATGAGGTGCACGAGGCCGTTGCCGTAATCCAGCGCCACGGTGCTTTCGTCTTTGACGTCGAAACACGTGGTGTGCTGGAGCGGCACCCGGACGTGCTGGAGTTCATCGAGCGTGACTGGCGTGAGCACCTGTCCAAACTGAAGTCGCCCAGCCCGGAGATTGCACTGAAGGCAAGACAGACCATCGAAGCCCGTTACCGGGGAGAGTTGGCGCTTGACCCAAAGAGGAACGAAGTCTTTTGGATTGGTTTGGCAACGCATTGCGATTCATGGGTTATCCCAATGGGCCACCGTGTTGGTGTTGTTATTGAGCCGGAAGAAGTCGGTGATGGCACCACGGTCCCACCGCTGGGCTACCGAAAGATTCTGAAGAATGGCGAAGAGTCGTTGGCAAAGGCTCGGTATGTGAAACCCGCTAAGTACGGTCCGGTACCAACACAACTAGACCGTGGCACCGTACTGGAAGCGCTTCGTCCTTTGTTCTTCAGTGACCTAGTAAAGGTGGGACACAACGTCAAGTTTGACGCCCGCTCTCTCGGCAAGTATTACGGGGAACTGCCACCGGGTCCGTACGCCGACACCATCTTGATGCAACATGTCTTGGACGAGAACCTGATGTCCTACTCTCTGGAACAGGTCATCATGCGTAACTACCGTGGTTACAACCCGTATTCCCGGGAAGGCAAAGTCGGCAAAATCATTGATGAGGTTCCGATTGACGTGGCCTCCCGATACGTGCACCTCGATGCCCGTTGGACATGGATGTTGTATACCCGGTTGTGGAGGTTCATCAAGAATCACCCAACCATCCACGAGTCATTCTCTCTCCATCAGTGAGCATGCGTTCGTGGGATTCAACCCTGACTCCAACCCGCACAAGCAGGCTCTGCTGTTCAACAAGAAGCGTGAGGGTGGTCTGGCCTTAAAGCCGGTTAAGAAGACTGCCAAAGGCGCACCCAGCGTGGATGAAGAGTCACTACAGAAACTCAAGCACGAACACCCGGTCATACCCATGTTGTTGGAGTACGCAGAAATGCAGAAACTGAAGTCAACGTACGTCGACGGCCTCATACCAAAGTTGAACGACAGTCGCCTGCACCCTTCGTTTCATTTGCACCGAACAGCAACAGGACGACTGTCATCCAGCAATCCCAACCTTCAGAACATCCCCCGGTCATCCTCAGTGCGTAGTCTGTTCGTCGCTCCGGATGGGTATCAACTTCTTGTGGCTGACTATGACCAGATTGAGTTACGTGTCATGGCCATGTTCTCTCAGGACAAGCAGATGTGTCGAATCTTCCGAAACAACGAGGACATTCACGCCGGAGCCGCCGCACTTCTGTACAAGAAATCTATTGATGAGGTGACCGGTGACGAGCGTCAGGTGGGTAAGGGCGTCAACTTTCTCACGGCTTACGGTGGCGGTGCAGGAAAACTGGCCAACACAACTGGCATCACGTTTGAGGAAGCAAAGCAACTAATTGACAATTACTACCGACAGTTTGCCGGTATCACTGAATGGAAGAGGGACGTCATTGCCACCGGGCGCATCCGTGGCTACGTGGAGACCCTCTCTGGTCGCCGCCGTCGGTTGAAGGACCTTACATCGTCTGATGACGAGGCACGCTCCCGGGCTGAACGTCAGGCTGTCAATGCTGTCGTCCAAGGCTCGGCCGCTGACCTGTGTAAGCAGGCCATGGTTGATGTCCGGAACGTGCTTCACGGCACTGGTGCTAGTCTTCTCGTACAAGTTCACGACGAACTAGTTGTTGCAGTACCGGAAGACATTGTGGAAGAAATAACACCGAAGTTCATGGAAGCAATGGGACACGGTCGAATCATTGACGGCGTACCCTTGGTTGTTTCCTGCGGAACGGCCTACAGTTGGGCGGAGGCAAAGTGAACCCAGCAATAGAAAAGCGCATGTATTACCTGATGCTGTCCCCATCAGAAGGTCAGTCATTTGCGGAGGACGCCGGCTTCTCAATGCCTTCCGAAGAAGTGCAAGAGGCCGAGACATATGACGTTATTGGACGTTGGTCAATCATGGCTTCTGCTGGTGTTCTTGAAGATGCCATCGAGACAGTTGACTGGTTGATGGATATTGCTCAGTTTGATGACGTTCCAGAAGAGATGCGGGAGAATTTCAAGAAACTTCTCATTGCACACAGCATGGGCTTTATGAATAAACTATTGGATTCAGACCGGGCCGCTCTGTTGTCGTTGGTGGAAATGGTGGATGACGATGAGTGATTGGTGGTCAAAGAAACTGTCCGGACAACGTCCTACACCGTCACGCCCGGTCACAACTCCCCCAACAACACCGCCTATCCGTATTCCCCAAACACAACAGGAATCCGCCCCACCGCCTCCCCCACAGCAACAAGGGGGAAAGCAGTTGGCTGACCCATCCCAACCAGCAAACGCTGAGGTGTCTTTCTCACAAGCACTTCGTAGTTGGTCTGGGGGAGAAGCCTCTCGTAACAATCTAACGTGCCCCGATTGCGGGAGCATCTACGTATTTACCCGCACCGGTCGAGGTACCGGGACGATGGTAAACGGAGCCACACCAGCCCCTCGTTGTTACGAGTGTGGTTGGAATGGTTTATATGACCAAGCATCAC